TCGTCTTTACCAATGAGGGTTCGACGACAAAAGAAATCGTCTTTACCAATGAGGGTTCGACGACAAAAGAAATCGTCTTTACCAATGAGGGTTCGACGACAAAAGAAATCGTCTTTACCACCCGCCTATATTATAAACAAGGTGTCATCGAATCCCTCAAAAAATCCATAGAAAAATGTCATATAGAAGATTCTCTCTTCTGGGGCTACGAACTCTACACATCCGGCTTCGAAGAAGAAGTGATAAATATTCTATATGAACATGCGCTAAAACTCTTGACAGAATCGTCGTCATTCGTCGCATTCGCACAAAAAAAACAAAAAGAATATAAGAAAAAGCGAGAACCACAAATTCTGGTAACCCTCATAAAAAATATCATCTCCGAATATACAAAGAAGATAAATAACAAGCCCGAATCAAAGAGATTCTTGGCATTCAAACTAGAAGAAGCCGAACCATATCTTCGAGAACCCGCCCACGATAAACCGCCATATAGAATGCTAAAAACCCTTTGCAATTGTCAAATAGAATCTATCTATTTGACAAACGAAGAACAAGATGAATTGCTAGACGCATTTCGATATGACTGGCTGCGATATGCAGCCAGGTCCCCCATTTGGCGCACCCGTATTGAAAAAATGGAAGGGACAATACAAGCCGACGGTATGGTCATTTTCCCCGACGAAGACCTATATGAAACTTTTATGCAAAAATACGGATATGAACCCGACGAACAAGGCGTCGATATTTTCCGGAAATGTATTGGCATAAACATGCAACTAATAAAATGAAATAATATTCTATATGACTATCCTTCTTCCACTTTTTTTTGTATCATAAGAATGCTATCAATGATTTCATCGGATGCTTTTTCCGGATGGTTATTCGCAGGTTTATCATCATGTTCATTAGATATCGTTGACAATTCTTCTATATGACTATCTTCGTTACCCCTTTGAGAACCTGTAAAAGACCTTGTAATAATATTCTTCGTATTTTGCAATTGCATATAATATCTGGCAATCACCGGCAAATAAGCCAAAATATTCATAAAAGAATTATATATGACACTCATGATAACCGTCTCTTTTTTATCCGCAGAATCTGCCGCATACTGTATAGAATACCACCAATAGGGAGGTAAACATAGAACATATCCCGCATGAACATCGAATTCCAAGAATTTTATCTTATCCATATCATGCATATATTCAGGCTGTGGCGTGAATGGATTCACAGGCGACCTAAAATCGAAGTTCTCATAATCATCTATAGGATGTAAATATTTCCGGCTTTTATATGGCGTCATTTTGACATGGATTTTCCCTGTTGTCACATAGAGATATTGCCGATAGTTTATATGATATCTTAATGGCGTGGTTACGAGACGACCACCTGTCCAAACATCGTATATGGTTTGCGCGGTATAATACGGTTTTAAATATACATCAAGTTCTCGAAAAGTGTCATATAGTTCGGCTTCATCTATGAAATCGCGATTGTTTTGAGTATAATAGTGGGGCTTTACGGCAGTTGCAATCAAATTATAATATTGAGGGAAGGGTAATAGAATATAATCCGACGCCTTATCATTCTGGTCGCATGCTGTCATTGGTTGGGAATAAACCCTCACATCATTTTTATATGACAGATTATCGATAGATAGTAAAGGACTATCTGATATATTGAGTTGGAATAATACGGGTTGTTTTATATTGCATATTTCTTGAAGGGATTGATTCGTCGTATAATCCATTTCATATATTTCTAAATCTTCGCTTTTTTTATATTGGGCAATAATATGGACATATAAAAAAAGTATGATAATGAAAATAATAAAAAACGTGAAAGTATCCATGGTTGTTTGAATTTTCATGGTATTTTATAGGACAAAAAAAAACGCGGATTTCTCATTATATTTACTGTGATTTCAAAAACAATATCATATCTACTAACTATCTACTACTAACCAATTACTGAAAACTAAAACTTTCTTCTTCCTCTAAAAGATATTCTTCGTCTTTCTCGTCATCGTATTCGAAATCAGACTCGTAGTAGTTCATTGAATGGCGGTTCCTTGGACTTGTGCGAATCTGCTGGACATGTTCCGCATTTTTCTTTTCTAGCGTTTTCAATGCAAAGATTTTCGCGTGTGTAAATCGTCCCTTTGGGTTACGGAATGGCTTGGGCTGCTTCTCTTCCTCGAATGACACGTGTTTATCGGAAGGAGGAGTGATATTTTCCTTCGCTGCGTTTCTGCGACCATTTCTGGTATTATCCTTTTTGACAGGTGCTGCATATGGTAAATATTCTTCATCGCTGCTATTGCTCTCGTCTTCTCGAATGATACGCTTTTTCTCTTTTTTCTCATGTGACCGCTTGACTTTGCGTGTATTCTCCTTGGTACTATATTCAATCGCCATTTCAAAGTCGCTATCGTCATCGTCTTCTATATCGGATAAAATAGGCGCGACCATATCGGGTTTATTTTCTTTTTTAATATTACGGCGCATTTGACGTAACTCGCGACTAGAAAGGCTAAACTCGTTATTCATCATCATTGTCATCATATTGCTGGGGGGTATGCTCATTACCTCTTGAAATAAAAGCAAATCAATTTTATGTATTTTGTTCTCGGTTCGATATGGCAGATTCGATTTTTCTTTTACAAAAAGGGCATACGAGTTTGACTGTATGATTTACTTTCGCATTGGCAATCAACGTATGAATACAACCACCGCATAATATATGATTGCATCCTAGCTGGGTATCACATTGTGCATTACAACATATAAAACATTCTTCGTCATATAGTATCAAATGATTATCATATTTGAATTCGACATTGATTTCTTGTGGAAGAATAATATCTTCGTAATACTCATCCTCATCACCATCCTCATCCTCATCACCATAGTCACTTTCCATTTCGTCTAATAAAACGACTTCAATAAAACCTTCGGCACTATTATATATTTCGTCGTGTATTTCGCGGGTAAAGACAGCACGGATAAAGTCACGAAGGTCAGCATGAAATTCGATATCAATAATTCGTTTGGATATAATTGTATATAAAGTATCATAGTCATGTATTTCCTCTATGTTTTGTATATCTCTATTTATTGTATAACTATAGTAAATACGCTGTGCAAACGTTTCACCAATTATTTCTATGATACGTGGCATAGATATGAGAGAAGTCGGCGATTCAATATTTGTAATATTTATAATATCCGTAATATGAAAAGATTCGCCAAACATATTACGAAAATATTTCATACCACTTTCTGATAAAATATGAAATATATTTTTGGTATCATGCATGAGATTATTCCTATTGACAAATAATAGATATTGCGAATATCTCAACCAAGAGCTGATTTCTCTCGTATCGCGTATTTCATTATAATACGGTGAAATATATGCATTTACGCAGTTCTTCACCATAATCTCTTTATTTGTAGAACTGACCCCTTTTTTATGTGCGATTAGGGTAAGCAGTTTTTCTATATCAAGAGTATGTAAATGTGCAATGAAAGAATCATCCGAAGTTTGGATGACACTATACATAGCCCATAATTCTGTGTTATTAATGAGTTCACTTAATTCATTACATTTACTTATATTATGACAAACACTTTTACAATAAGTGCAACAAACCATTTTGAAAAAGAAATATATAGATAAAAAAATATAATATAATTTTATACTATTTCTATTCTATATGATATTTATTTTATTCGTCCTCTATTTTTGGTGCCAAATAGAGTGCTAATACGGCATCTTGACCCAATGAGTATGCGACCTGTAGAGGATATTCATTACACAATTTCACCTCCACATATTTCGATAGACGGTGGAATGCGCAAATAAGATGCAGATAATTCAAACTATATGACAATTTGAGTGCAGCGGCTTCTTCTATCGCAAAACTCGTCAAGTTATCTATTTTTATATCGACTGACATTTTCCCATTTTCCGATGACTTTGAAAATAGAACAATATTCTCTTCGCTACACTCAATGTCCATTGTATCGCCGAATATTTTGAGTTGATTAATAATATCTGCGAAATATGCGGAAGATAGACTGAATTCCGCTTGATATTCGATTTCTGGTATGGTCATGCTCTGCGAATCAATTTCTATGAGAGGTATTTCGAAATGTTTTTCGAAGATTGTGGTCGATGAAGTGCCGTCTTCCGTTACAGGTTTATTCAGAAAGCGTATTAATAGTTTATCGTCAATGACTTCTAATTCTAATATTTGCGTTTTATCTTTCAAACTCAATATTTTACCTACTATTCCGGCACTAATTCCTATAGGTTTGGGGTCTATACACTCATACGAATCGAACCACGCAGCAGGTATTGTCAATTCCACGATAGATACATGTGACGTATCCATCGTCTGAAAATATAATCTATCTGAATTGAAATCGATATTTATATGGTTGGTGAAATTCTTCACATTCTGGAAAATACTGGCGAATACTTCGGCTTTATTTGAGAGAACAATCTTCATTATAGTTTTAGTATGATTTATACTTTATTTGCTTTTTATCTATCAATTTTATCCTATTGTATCGTAAAAAGTTGTTCTAATCCTGTTTTGCTATCTTCCTTATTTAATAATACTATTTTACTATACGCGATTGGGTTAATAATAGGTTTCATAATTTTAGAAATCATTTCTGCGACACTAGGTAAATTATATATTTTCATAAATGTAAGTGTATCAATAAAATGAGTTCCATTTTTTGCAGATTCTTCGCAATATAATTTAATAACTTCTTTATATCGTTCTGCGGCTGTAACCGTAAAAGTATCAATATTGATATGTACTTCATACGTTTTGTAAGTTTCTAATATTTTTCTAAAAAGAGTAAATAAAGAAAGAATAAATGTTTGATAGTTATCTGGGTTAATAAAATATTTGAATATCGTATAATCGATAAAAATCTTGTTCGAATCGCCTATTTGATATATCGAATTTGCAATTAATTCTTGTAATGAATATTTGGAACAAATCATTTTTGCACATTCTATTTTTTGTTTGTTTTTAAAAAAAGAATTTTTTCCATTTGTTTCATAGAATTCTTTTTTTAAATTATCCAGTTCGTCTTTACAAGATTTACTAGTTTGAATAGAAGACATTATAAATATAAATATAAATGAAAATATTTATATTTATATAAACGTATTGTTTAATTCATTTTTCTATTTAGACGACATAATAGTCATAGGGTCAATTCTAGGAATATTTTCAGGTAATGGAATACCGAATTCGGTGACTCCGTTCTTATCTACTTCAGAGTTCAATTTATTATTTTCTACTACGTCCTCATCTTCTCTTTGTTCTCTTTCTCCTTGTTCTCCCTCTTCTCCCTCTTCTATTCCTAAATTAGATATAATTTGTATCCTTTCTTCCATAAGTACTTTATTCACACTCATTGTATATGACTGTAATTTCATTATAATATCTTTTATATTTGCCATTTCTTCTGTTAATAATAGAAATCGGCTATTAAATTCTTCGATTATATCATCAGATAATTCAGGGACTTCATTTTGTTGCTGTTCTTCATCCACTTCAAATCTGACTTTGGGTTCTCTAGGTGGCTCCGATTTTGTTTCATTCATAAATTTCTCTAATGTGACTAAACGTTTATCTACCAATGCAATGACTTCGGGTAATGTAAGACCTGCTCTAGGAGGTGCTTGTGTCTGTATATTTGATGCAGGCATATTACGCACCGGTTCAGGAGGAATAGGTCCGGCTCTTCTTTTACGGGCAGACGAAACAGCACTACTCATTTATAATAAATAGAATTAGTATTTTTCTATACTCTTTTTGACGCATATTTTATTTCTAACTATTGCTATATACAATTCTATAATGGACATTCTACAAGAAACGAGAGATACATATAAAAAAACATTTTTTAATCACGTATTTTCAACATCAGAAGAAGGAAAAGCCGAGTTGCTAAATGTTATACAATATTCTCTATTGGGTATTATTCCGATTGTTATACTCAATAAATCTATTTCGCGGTTCATTCCTGAAGCAGACCCCGATAATTCGAGTTTGGAACTTTTAGCCGAAATATTCATCCAAATTGTCATTATGTTTTGCGGAATTATATTGATTCATAGAATGATTACTTATATTCCTACATATAGCGGGTTTAAATATGAGAGTTTGATTTTGACGAATGTAGTCCTAGCTTTCCTCATATTGGTTCTCAGTATTCAAACAAAATTGGGAATTAAAGTAAATATCATCGTCGACCGAATATATGACCTATGGGAAGGAACCTCTTCATCTTCATCTGGAGGTGGTTCATCTTCGGGTTCTTATCAAAAGAAAGCACCAATAAGTCAACATATGCCTAGTCAAGCTGACCATCTAGATAATAGTTTTACACAAGTGGATATGTTTCCACCAGCGCCAGTTGCAACAAATAAACCGGCAAATAATACCTATGATACGATGATGCGCGGTTCCGGAGGCGGAGGTTCTCCTATAATGGATTCTTATATGGGTCCTATGGCTGCAAATGGCGTATTAGGCGGTGCATTTGGTTCTGCATTTTAACCCCTTGAATGAATTGAAATGACGCCCTTTAGGGCGTCCCATAAGTGAAATCTTTACTAGTATAATACTTCAAAAAGTCAGCAATGAGTATTTTATTCCATTGTGATTAGTCATTACATAGGTCATATAGAAATATCATCTATATGACATTACGTCGTATTTTCGCATATTTATAACGAAACGAAGGAACCAAACTTATTCTATTCGTTATAAATATTCACTTTTTTTTTTATAATCTTATCTCTTTTCTTCGTTGATAATATGAGTGACCTAGCTCTTATACCTTGAAAACTCTTTTTCAATGTTTTTATATTCTTTCGTTTATTATAAAATCCGTGTTTATCCAATATCTCTTTATATTTGATTGTCGCTTCTTTCGCCGTATATCTATCATATAATCTAGGTGTTATTAATTTATATGTAAATTCCATTAAATCGTGATAGAATTCTTTTTCTATTATATTTTTCAATACATTTATGGCATGTAAAACAGTAAATCCAACGCCATATAAATCAATAGTATCTAATGATTTTTTTATAAAACATTTATATGACTTACTATTAATATCGGTAGTTAACATACGCGAAAGGTCGTCGAAATATTTATTTGTAAATTCATCTGAATTTTCCTTTGGCATAATATATGAAAAAAGTGTTCTTATTGTATCGGAATTATATGTTTCATTATTATGATTTATATCATCAATAATCCTAGAATAAAACTCTCGTTTTTCATCTTCTGTTTTATGAATAAAATGATTGTATCGATTTTTATTCAAAAATTGTATTTCTAATGGATATGACCAATGCGCGTGTTTCGCTAACCAATAATCCGAATGATATAATTTATATGTGACTTTTTTATATGATTGCATAAGCCCGAAATCGATGAAATTCATTCTTTTATTTGGCTCGTCATATAGAATATTTTGCGGTTTAATATCGTGATTAATGATACCATGTTTTAAAAACAATTCGCATCCTTCAAACATACGTAAAAATTCTATCCAGAAGGGGCGTAGTCGATTCGTCAATTCGTTTGATTTATGCATATGTTTTAATTTTGTCACATAAATATCAATATCGATACCTCCATCGGGCATTACTAAAAGGGAATAATCGTCTATATTTTCTGTTATATTATCGCCTTCTTCGCAACCTTTTAATGCATGTATATTTTCTTTGGAATTTAATATTTCGCATTGTATAGGTTTGCCTAAATAAAAATGCGATTTTTTATCTGCCCTTGCAATGCGTAAATATTGATTCATTTCCTTTAACGCATATTTATTTAATAGGACTTTGGATACCTTTTTCTTATATGATATTTTTTTATTTTTACAGGTAATGCTGGGGCGATGAATACAGCCATATGACCCTTCGCCTATTACTTTCGGGTTTTTACTCATTTATATTATAGGACGATTTTTTACCAGTTTATATAGACCTTTCCGAAATATTTATAAAAGGATAATATTTCTATTTGTAAACAATTGAAGATTTATACCAGTGAATATTTCACTTCTGGGGACGCCCCGAAGGGGCGTATTTCAAATCTTCACTAGTATAAATTAGAATTTCTCCATATTATTCAAGATTTCCATTTTCTTCAGAGTTTCGTTAAAGTTATTCCGTTTTTCCAAATTCGAATATAAGTATTCTGTATTTGGCGATTCCTCATTTTTTTTTATTTGACGATAGATTTCATCGATTTTATCAATCACATTTTGTATGATTTCTTTCTTTGATACGACCTCTATATCTATAGGAACTGGTTCAGTTAAAAGTGCAACCGCAAAATATAAGAGATATCTACGGCGCTTGCATGCAGCCGTAGTATATTTAATACAAAATAGATTGAATATTGAATTCATCAGTTTTTCTATAAAAGGATTGGATAGTCTAGATGTATATAATAATAGCGTGTCCCATATTACCCATATAATATCCCTTTGCATCTTATTTTCTATTCTGGGATTCGCACGGCGCTGGCATAACACGGGTTCTTTGCGTTTCTTACATATAAGGTCGAATTCTATAATCCATTCTATCCAATAACATGCAGTAAGCATATGTCGCCTTTCGTTTGAAATATTATAAGCGAATTCGTTAATCGCGATATAGAGTTCTTTTGGGTCTTCTTTTTTGAAAATACCCTCGGCATATGTCACATTCGGGGCTTTGAGTCTTTCTGTCATTTGTGTCATATCGAATTCTTCGACCCTATTGATTTTGATTGTTTCGAAACTATGTTTTTTATTGGAAACGGCCAATGTGCTAACGATTTCAGCGAATAACTGGCGAATACGTTTATTATTCCGGAGGTCTAATTCACTTATATGATGGCCTTGTGAAATTATATTGCGGAAAATCTCATACCGCATTTCTAAATATATGACGATTTTTGGATTCCCTAAATGAATATATTTTCCCACATAATTCAATATATTTTCCCATAGTTCCATATAGTGGCCTGCAGCAACGAGTTCAGCCGCCCAATAACATGCGGGTTCTATTTTCCCTTTTTGTATGTTATCAATGAGTGCTGACCGAACTTCTGATTTTTTATATTTGGAAAAAGAAATGCCGATAAAGGCGGATTCGGGACGTATATCATTAATTGTGCTATTTTCTGCGATTGTGGACATAATTTTTATATGATAGAGAACCATATAAAATAGGGGGAACCTCCTCGCGGTAGTCTCCGTATGTCACCCTACTTTATAGGGGGGGCACATAGGTTCCTATCTCTATCCCCTCATTGTTGACTATCTAAAAAGCATGCTTGGTTGGTCATATAAAAAATATTTCTATATGACTATGTTATATGACATTATCTACTCTGTAATAATCCTAGTTGCTACGTTAATCGTCTGTAGTTCCTGCGCCATCAATTTATACGCATACGGCACTTCTACTTTTGCGAAATCCGTCTTATTCCCACAAGTATTACATGCATGAATTGTGAAATCCGCCGCTGCATATAATTTATTTCCGTCCCCATTATTATAGGTTGCAATCATACCACACTTTCTACATGTATACATACTATACTTATCTGATACGTCATATAGTCGCTCTTTACAGAATCTAGACATTCCATGTGCAATGAGAACATCACGCTCCATTTCGCCCACTCTGAACCCCCCATCGCGGCTCCTCCCTTCCGCCGGCTGGCGCGTCAGATTCACACGCGGACCGATGGACCTAGAATGCTGTTTATCATTGACCATATGCTTCAGTCTTTGGTAAAATACCGGACCCATGAAAATACTGGATTCTATTTGTTCTCCTGTTAAACCGTCATATAGAATCTCATTACCATAACTCTCGAACCCCACATTCTGTAACTCTTTCGCTATGGTTTTCACCTCTAAATTACCGAAACTCGTGCCGTCGCCAAACATACCCAGTTGTAGCAGTACCTTCCCTAATAATGTCTCTTTCAATTGGGCAATCGTCATACGCGACGGAATCGCATGAGGATTGATGATAATATCGGGGCGCATACCGTCTTTGGTAAACGGCATATCACATTCTGGAATGATATTTCCTAATGTACCTTTCTGACCATGCCTGCTCGAAACTTTATCACCTAGCACGGGTTTTCTTAAAGTCCTAACGCGGACTTTCGCGAAATTATATCCGTCCCCATTACGCCCCGTATAATTTTTATCTATATATGACGGCTCGGTAGTACGAAAGGTCTTCGATTGGTCTTCATATTTGATAGTCTTCGTCGGGTCATTACGGTTCTCTTTGATAGGAATCACTTTCGCAATAATAATATCGCGGTTCTCTACCAAATCATTCTCTGGAATGAACCCTTGGTCATTCGTTTTATCGTAATTCCCGAATTTAATCCCCTTCGTCTTCGTCTTATCTGGTTTACAACGGATGATTTCGTCGCGGATAATATTCTTATCTTCGTCTTTCTCTGTATGATAAATCGTGGCCATGAATAAACCGCGGTCAATGGAACCCTGATTAATGAGAACACTATCTTCTTGATTATATCCCGTATGTGTCATAATCGCAACATGTATCTGACACCCCGAAGGAATATTATTCAGATGGATGAAATTCATGAGTCGAGTATCAACCAAAGGCCGCGTAGGATAATTCAAAATATAAGCCGTTTTATCCATGCGCTTATCATAATTCGTCGCATAAATCCCTATCGCCTGCTTACCCATAGCACATTGATACGTATTTCTGGGTGCTTGATTATGTTCAGGAAACGGAATACACGACGCCAATATACCGAAAATGGTACTAGGATGTATTTCACAATGGGTATATTTACATCCTTCTGTCAAATAGCTATCTTTTGCTTTCATGGCAATCATAGAATAATTCTGTTCGTCGGGGTCGATATATTCAATGACAGAATCTTCTATATGACAATTTGTGAGTAAATCATTCCATTCCAATTCTCTATTTGATAGTTTATCAATAATTTCGTTCGTGATAATCGCAGAACCATCTTTCATCCGGAGTACTGGTCTAGTTAAACGACCACCGTCATTGCATATTCGGATTTCGAGAGTTTTAAAATCGAATATAATCGAAGTATAAATATTGATGATTCCTTTATGTTTTTTATCCTTCATACTTTGAAATAATTCTATAGGACAATCTGTGATGCCTATCCAAGAACCGTTTACAAATACTTTCACTTTTTTATTTGTATCACTAGGAGTTGTATCCTCTACTTTGGTAGTGTACTCCTCGACATACTGATAAAGACTGGATGCATTTGAAGGGATGGTTATATGTGTCAAATAGCTGATATTTTTGACGACACCAATTGATTGCCCTTCTGGTGTCTCCGCTGGACATAGAAACCCATAGGTTGTATTATGTAATTTACGGGGGGCAATGAGTTCCCCGCTTTTTTCTAGTGGTGTATTGATTCGCCGGAGATGACTCAAGGTAGATGGGAAAGTTAGACGGTTGAGAACTTGGGCAACACCGGCTTTGCTACTATTCGCGTTTTTTATACTGAAATCGCCGGTGGCTAATGCGCGATTAATCCCATTTTCTATCGTGGTGGGTTTCAATACTTTATACATATTTGTCATATTAAAGATATTCTCGTAATCCTCTGTGGACCGCCATGGCCCAGAATTGATTTCTCGCACAATCTGCTTTTGCATTTCCTTACAGAGTTTATTGAAATAGTTACGGAATAGATTATTCAATAAAGTACCCGTCGTCTCGATGCGTTTATTCAAATAGGAATCGCGATCATCGGGGGGTAAATACCCTAGCGATGTTTTAATCAACTTATTTGTCATATAGCCTAATAAATATAATTTCTGTTCTTGACTTTTGCAATGGGGGAATAGGTCATTGCCGAGAACTTCGAGGGCGAATTCGCGCTTCTTTTTTAGTCCGGTTTCTTTATCCATATTCATTGGCATATATGTGACATACGTAGTTATATGCGCAAGTGCCTGTTCTTTTGTCATATAGGAATTCGATTCTATTATAGACGCTTGTAGGAATGCTAATATATCGCGATTCCCTTTATCTTTAATATCGAGAACGATATATTCGCAGATTTTCTTATCGCTTTCTACCCCTAATGCGCGAAATATGGCGAAGAGTTCCATGGGCTGTTTGATTCTGGGAATGGATATGTATATGGCATGTCCGAAACCGGAATTCTTCGATGCAATCATCATTTCTATTTGTTTGGGTGAAATGCATTTATTATCTGGCACGGATTTGATTTCGGCGAACCAATTCCACTTTGTGGTATTTTTCCCATCGAAACAGTAGATTTTATTCTCTGCAGCACGCTCTTGACATAGGACCGTTTTCTCCGAACCTTTGATGATGAAATATCCACCGCAGTCCATATTGCATTCTTCTGTATGTATCGGGTGAATATGCTTATTCTGGGTTAGAACGCAGATGGCGGATTTCAACATAATCGGCATTTTTCCTATATTGATTTTCGGAAGGACCTTTTTAATCGTTCGCGGATTATCCATCGTATCTGAATTGCGGATGACGTATTTTATATGAATATCGACCGTCATCGTCGACGCATATGTGAAATTGCGGAGTTTGGCCTCGGACGGTAACATCATTTTAGTTGCTCCATTGTTCTCGTGAATCTGCGGAGGATAAAGCTTGAAATTCTCGAATTCAATGATGACCTCTAAAATATATTTATCGTGTTCTGGAATATAATCATTATCGGAATGGATGACTACTGGATTGAACTGTTTGATGGTTTTCGGTAATTGGTAGGTGATAAAATGATTATATGACTCGATTTGATGGCGCACTAGACGTTCTAGATGTTGTCCTATAAAATAAGATTCAATGATGGCATATGGTTCCTCGATATACTCTCCGAGATGACCCAGAATCTTATCTTGGACTTTTGTACGAACATTTTCTATATGACTCTCGACCTTTTTTTCGATGGATTTTTCGTCCACGAAATATTCCTCGATTGGTAGTTTATCAAAAAGGGGTGGTGGTTCTAACATTTTTTCTATTTCTATATGACATTCAGTTTCTGTTACTGTTACTGCTGTTGTTGCTGTCTTTCTCGATTTTCTCTCCTTCTTTGGTACGGTTGGATCTTTAGTGACGACTTTAGCACGAGATACTTTTGTAGTTTTAGAAGGTTGAGATTTCGATTGATTCATTTTAATGATGGGTATATGAACGTATATTAAAGTAATTATCGAATCAATTTTTTATATTGTTTTGTGTTATAATAATGTTCAGAGAATACATTTTTGTATTTATACCGTTGAATTCTTCAAGGGTGTAAAAACAATCTAAACAATTATCTTTTATGAATAAATGAAGTATAATATTTTCTATCTTTTGCCACTATTTTCATCTAGTCAAATTACACCAAAATTATGTATGAATTGTAAGTTTTTTACAAAAAACATTTTTACAAATAGTGATTTTGGAAAATGCAAAATGTTTCCTATAAAGAATGTCAATGATTATTCCTTGGTGAATGGAAAAAATTATACTTATGTGGAATATCAGTATTGTGCTACATCAAGGTCATATGATTCTATGTGTGGTAAAGAAGGAAAATTTTATGAAAAAAGATAAAATATAAACGCCACTCTATACCAGTGAAGATTTCACTTCTGGGACGCCCCGAAGGGGCGTATTTCAATTCATTCAAGGGTTTAAAATTCGATAAAAAATTTACAAATAAAATAAAAAATGAATAAACCAGCGATTTCTAAAAAAATGTGAAATGGAAAATTCGGAAATACTTCTAACATTTTTTTACAGTTGATTTTTTCATTGTAAAACAATAACATAATAGATATGCCTAATGATAAAATAACCATAATATAATTTTGTTTATTTTTGGGGATATACTTATAATAATAAATAAGAATGGTGAAAAATATAATAAACGATGACGAAAAATAATAGATAAATGATAGAAACATGAAGGAATATATGTCAAATAGTAGAAGAATGACCAATATAGTTGCGAAAAAAGGCGATGGTGATTTATGTGTATAATTATAAAAGGCAAGTAAATAACAAAAGTTAACGATATAACCTAAAGAATGTATGATATTAATCTGCATATAATTCGATAAATGAATTACATGTGAAAATGTATGTAGACATTCAAATGCGAGTAAAGAAAATATGAGAAAGAATGTATATATATTTTTTGCTTGACATAAGAAATATAAAATGATAAAAATACTAACTATATTCACAACTACAGAATATGGTTGTGCAATACCATTCTTATTTGGTTTCTCACAGGTTGAAAATGGGAATATAAAGTCATCACGATTTCCATGTTTTTCCATATATTTATATTATAATATTATATTCAAACGGTGTAAATAAATGGAGAACTATATGAAGAAATCGTATTTATAAATCTTTATTTGTCATTATACGATAATTGCTTATAATTATAAAATGATATAATTATAAATGTCAGATAGAAAAACAATACAAATTAATCCCGAATTATTTCGTATTCAGGAGAAACAGAAAAGAGCCCCAAGACCCGCATCTAAACCTATCCGTGTGAAAAATCCAAATATGCCCCAGCGAAATAAAACCGTGCGAAACCAAATTATGAAAATGATACGGTCAAAACAGCAGGATAAATATAAAGAATTATTCGACGATAAGGCAAAGACTACGATTTCGCCAGTGAGTGCAACCGATGAATTCAAAAAGGATTTCAATCAATCGTTGGAATATCTATCGGATTTAGCTAAAAGAGAAGGCGATAAAGTTCCTGTAAATTATGCGAGGAATCATACTATTAGAAACCATCAGCCACATGAGAACGTAAGTTTAGACCTACCAAATGTATTTGAACAAATAGAGCCCCAGCAATTGTCACATAGTATGATTTTATCCCCTCATAATAAAAATCCTTATATTAGACCTATCTCAACACCCATTTCGGCGCCATTATCCTCCTTTCCATTCGATGCCCCTTCCATTCCTATGACGAGAAGTGCGAATATCTTACCGCCACCCCCGTATGGTGCTCTGAAAGTAGGTGGTATTAAACCAACCTATAGGACATGGGCGAATAACCAAACGGCGAAGAATCGAGAACCAACCGATGGCAATCAGAATTCTATCGAAAACATAAAACGCGCTAGCCTATTAAAACAGAAAATGGCTATTCAAAAAAAAGAAGAAGAAGAAAAACAAAAAAGGATGCAAAAGAAATCGGCATTGCGTCGTATGAAGCGGAAGAAAATTTATAAACGCACCTATCGTGTAGGGAAGTCGAAATTCCAGCCGAAAATCGGCGTATTAGTATCCAATAAAACAATTCGTAGTAATATCACGACCAAAGCGCAACTGTTGAAACAAGAGTCGATACAAGATATAAAAAAATTCTTGATTAAAAAGGGGTTCATTAAAGTAGGAACACCGACTCCGAATGATATCTTGCGTAAAATGTATGAATCTGTGGTTCTTATATGCGGAGAGGTCCAGAACCATAATCCGGAGAACTTGTTGTATAATTTTATTCACGATGCAAAATAAATGATTCTATATTGTAATTTTTCAAAATATCATCATAATACTAACATGCTCTATATTTATTATACTATTTATTTAGATATGAATAATGTTTTTACTTCAAATTTATGTAATAAAAAAAATATTAATAATAATATATATGTCAGATTTGCAATTCTCATCTTTTAGTGATTTTGATGCAACTGAATTTCCGGGATTTCAACAAATGAATGGTGCTTCTGCGCCGTCTAGATTTTTTAGAAGTGTACCAGCATTACCTCCAAATAAAGATATTCCTTGTTTTAAAGAAGATACTAAAATATTATGCTATATAAATGATACAGAAATATATGTAAAAGTACAGGATATTAGACCTGGCATGCGCGTTAAGACATTAAATAGCGGATATCTTCCTGTAGATATGATTGGAAAGAAGATTTTAAACAATCCAGGAGATAGTGCACGAACACCAAATCGTATTTATAAATGTTCTAAAACGAATTATCCTGAACTTATTGATGACCTTTTTATTACAGGACATCATAGCATTTTAGTAGATGAACTTAGTGAAACCCAATTAGAACAAATTTATGATTTATACAATAATATCTATATTACTGAAGATAGATATCGTCTCCCTTGTTTTATTGATACAAAATCCGAAGTTGTTGAAAAAGAAGAATCTGTAAATATTTATCATATCGCATTAGAAAATAAAGATTATTATTTTAATTACGGCATCTACGCAAACGGATTATTAGTAGAATCTTGTTCAAAGAGATATTTAAAAGAATTATCTAAAATGGATCTTATTATTTAGGCATTTTATCATATGTCTATGAATAAAAAAAGTAAGATTATTAAACACTCTACTTATATAAGTGTCAGCAAATAGTCAATATTGCATCAAATACGTCCCTTTTCAATGATATTGACTATGTCAAATTGTAGATACAATGAGATACCTATTAGATATGGAGTGAAATCTTCAATATTATAAATTAACATTGTCTTTATTTTGATTTTATAAAATCATTTTAAAATTTTTGCGTAAAAAATATATTAAGGAATTTAATACGTTTTACTACAATTTAGAATATTTTTTTTGGTAAAAAATTTTTCTTTTATTAATATATAAAATGCCTAACGCGAACGCTTCCCTTTCTTACTTACGTAAAATGGCCGATGAGATCACTTCTGATACAAGTTTCAATGTTGTTACTACATTTTTAAATAATCCTAACACTAACTCAACAGCTGGCACTGTTTCAGGAACAGCTTTCGATAATTATAATGCTGCCATTGTTTGGTTAAATACTAAACTAGCTAGTTTTGGAACAGTTGCTAATGATAAAAATGACCTTCCTGCATTGCTTCTTGCTTTAGATGATGGTACCGTTATATACGATTCTACTAAACCAATGAATCAGACTGTTAACGACACCACCGCAGAAAAGAATAGTTTATATGGATATTCTAAAAAACTCATTAATGAAAACCATAACTCTCGTCCTGAGATATTAAATGCAATTTTATCTTCTAGTGGTGCTGCTTTTTCTAGAAGGTATTCTTCTTCATCTAGTGCAGTCAGACAGTATTATGCCGTTAGATTGGGAATGTCTCCTCAGAGTAACATTGCTACTCTTCGTGTTTCTCAACTTGAAACCGCATAAATTTACTAATTTTTATAAAAAAAATATATAAATAACATAATTTATATATTTTCAACAAACAATCAAACCTGTATCTGATTATGTATATATATATATATATATGGTGATACAAACTATAAAAACAAAAAACAAAAAACAAAAAACAAAAAACAAAAAACAAAAAACAAAAAATGAAAAGAGGTGGTACTCCTGAAAAAATAAATATTCATCATCGTTTCATAACTTACCAAACTATCGGAGATTGTGTAGAAGAACTAATACATGCATCATATAGTATATATAATAGTATTTTACTATCTGGAAAAGAAACAACAATAGTATGTGGTGGTCAATCACCCGCATATTATTGTTTAGCAATGATGAATTTTAAAATATATAACTCAGAATTAGTTGATATTGTTATTTTACCACATAGTAAATATGGAGAAAATTTTACAACAGATGAAAATATATTATATAAAAAACGATTAAGTGAAAAAAAAATTAGGTTTAAAAAAAATGTTGTAATTATTGATGCCGTTCAAAGTGGAGCTGGTATTTTAGCATTAGAATCCGCTTTAACAGTTTATTCTCCATCAATTACTTCTATAGAAAAAATTGCCATAAACGCAAATGATAGTGTACGCAGTAAGGACGTTGATGTTAGCCAAGAAATTATTTTACCGTGTCAACCTAAGTTTTCAGATAATTTTCAAAGAATTGTTCAATCATATAGTCCCGAACATTTTAATGATTCAGAAAAATTTGTTACATCATTTATTAACTTAGAAACTAACCCTGTAGCTCAAATGATTATAGATATAGCAAAAAATTATCCAGAAATTCCTGTAAATCAAAATGAATGGTATACATTAAATAATGATATTACACA